CTCAGCTACCTTCCTAGCGATGTCATGGTCTTGACTGAGTAACCAGTCGCCAGTAAAGCTAGGTGCACCCTTAGGTGTTCTTGGATACCAGATGTTTAGCTTATCAAAGGCCTTGCCAAGGTCATCGGCTGACCAAGGTTCTAGCATAAAGCCAGCGGTGTCTCGTAATTCGCCAAGCATCCTTGCTTCGTCTTTTAGATACTGATCATTGAGTTGTTCAGCACGGTCAACGTCAACACGGACCCCCTTAAACCGCATGTCAAGCATGATTGGCACTAGGTCTGATTCAAGGGTAAAGATATCCCATAGGTCTTCTTGCTTCAAGATCTTTTCTTGGATAGCCCAAATCTTAAGTGGTAAGGCAGCATCAGCCTCGGCGTATGGACCTACAAATCTTGCAGGTAATTTCCATAGACCACTCTTAGGATCAACACCAAAAGCGCTTGCAGCTTGACGCAGCAAGGTCTCATCTTTATCGATGCCAAGATACTTCTTAGCTAACGCAGACAAGGAATAACTTACTTGGTTCTCATCAATCAATGGTTCAGCAATTTGAATATCCCAAATCGGACCGTTAACTTGAATGCCTTCAGCGCGTAACCATTCTAAATCATAGATTAGATTAGCCCCAACTTTCGGAGTTTCTGTCTTAAGGACATCCTCCAAGAATCGAAGTACACTAGCTTTAGGCAGATTATCGCCACCTTCATGCGCAATCGGAAAGTAGCCACAGTAATCCTCAGTCGCGATAGAGACGCCCACAACGTAGCCATCATATCTCACCCCGCCCGGACCGCGCTCCATCAGGAATGGATCTTTTGTCTCGCAGTCGAATGATATGATTTTTGCTGCCGCCAGATTGGGGAATTCCTTTGGGGGAGACCAATCCGATCTCGGCATAAACATGCTCAATTGGTCCATGATATATCCACTCACCTTTCCATAAATTTTTAGCTTCTAAATTGACGTACTCCTCTAAAAAGACAATACGTTTACAGCCAGTATTCATCAACAACTTCACACAGGTTACACAGGGACTGACGGTTATATACGCCGTTTGAATCTTACTGGTATCCTTACACTGCAGCAATGCGTTTTGCTCGGCGTGTATAGCTTCACACTTGTCCAGACCAGTTCCTGGTTCGTAACTCGCGCCAGCACAAGGATGATCGAGACAATGATCAGCCCCACGAGCAACGCCGTTATAACCAGTAGCAAGTACGTGCCGATTATCGTCCACGAGAATACAGCCAACGCGCCGCCTTCTACACGTCGCACGCAGCGAGACGAGTGCAGCCATCGCCAAAAAGTACTCATCACGCTTAGGTCTCCAGTATTCCAGTTCCATCAGCTTTCTCCCATAGCCATTCAATTAAGTCATCACCATGTTGAAACCATGGGATCGTTGGTATCTCAAGAATCTCGCATTGACCGCGGACAATTAACTCAGCTAGTGTCCACTGTTCCTCATACAAGTGCATGCTGCCTGCTTGTAAGATTAACGAACCAAGTTCTGGTTTATGCTTAAGATGACAGATCACGTACCTTGCTAGCATGCTAAAGTTAAAGACATCGTATGGCCAACCGAGCCACAGGTCTGAACTGCGCATGGTATCAACCACATGCAATAGACCGTCACGGATTAAAAATTGCACACTAACCGTACATGGAATGTCCTTGCTTTTAGCCGGATTAGGGCGCCAAATCGTAAGGACTGCTTGCCTTGTATCTGGATCATCATTCAAAGCAGCAATGACTGAGTGCATTTGATCGCGGATCATGGGCCCATACGCACCATTGAAAAAGTAACCATCATCACTAAAATTACTGATGGCTTTACTATAAGGGGCAATCGAGTTAACGCGATTATCGCCACTGAGAATCCATGCAGCTTCGGCTGCCATAAACTTATAACCTAACTTACGTTCCTTGACCGTTAATACTGGCCATTCCATTGGGATCGAAGTCTGATAACCAATTAGCTCTTTAATACGTTTACCTCGTGGTGAGGCGATTGTGCCTTGTGTTAAACAAGTTTCAATCGTTTGTAACCATTGACTGTTAGTGGATAGCATGACGTAATACCTCTCTCATCTTATCAACGTGCCCTTCAAATCGACGCATGTATGAGGGGTGTTTGATGTGTTCAAAAATAGTCCAGCCCTGGCTCACTACGTGATCTAGTGATTTTTTACCTGCGCAAATAACCTTTAAATGATTGTGCTGCCACAAAAGACTATTGACAAGCTCATTCGGTGAGCCATCGGCATGGTAAGCATTGGCCCACATAAACAACTCTTCGCTGGCAGGAACCCGATGTAAAGCTTCGGACAGGTACAAGCTTGAATGTCCGTAGTCATAGAATGGCCAAGCCATGTTCCTAAACTTAGGGTTGACTTGATCACCAACGAATAGATACTTTGCCGTGGCTAAATGACCAAGCATGTTTGGATTATTAGGATCAAGTGCTGGTTGGAACTGAGCAGCACGCCAGCTTTTAGCTCGCTCAACTGCCCATTCGGTAAACATGCCAAGACGATCACCCCAGGTTTCAATGGTATAGGGTAGATGATCTTGCCGATGGTACAAACCACCGCTGCGAGTCAGATAGTCAGTGTAGTTCTCGTCATCTTTGTGGTCTTTGTTGCCAAAGAATAGATCACGGTAACGCTTAGCTACGCCAGTTGTGTCGTCGTACATCTCATCACGAAGTTCTTTTAATTCGCTAAACTTCTTGTTGTAGTCGACAAGATCAGCTGGCAAACAATAGATGTACATGGCAGCGTGTTTACGCGCAATGCGATCCATCATGCGTCCCATCATGGGCCATTGACTACCACCACGATATTCAGCGGCATACAGAGCTTCAGAAGGCCACCATCTGTCGATGATCACATCTTTCTTTTGCCTGATTGCCCACCGTATGGCTGCCGTATGATACAAGAACATCTGGTCTGGCCAGCGATAACTAAGGTGTAGGTACTTAGCATCTAACGTCTTGGCCATAAATTGACCTAACGTTGTCTTGCCTACCCCATCAGGACCTTCAAGAATAAAGATCATTGAGCTTCTCCGACGAGGTCACCATGGTAGGGAGGTTCCCAGCCTTCTGGCTTGATGACGTCGTATTCACCACTACGTTGAGAAGGACCACGCACCTTGGCCATGTTTGCAGCATGGACACGGCGCCAAGCTTCGTCAAAATCAAAGCCGTGCAAATAAGCAGTGCCCATGGCTACATAGACCAGATCAACAAGTGCATCTAGTTCATCAGCTCGTTTACTGGCTAAGATGTATTCGTCAGTCTCTTCAATCAGAAAGTTAGTTCTAAAGCTCGCCAGGTCTTGTGGTAACGACCTTGGCGGGCCGTCATAGACAAGACCAAACTTCTCGTGAAAGTCCTTTATGTCTTGCCATTGACTCATACCATTAACTCCTTCCATTGCTCGCTACTGCCCCAACGACCTTCAACGTCGCGAAGATCAGCAAATTTACGATTGCCACCTGGATTCCACTTTAGTTGCCATAAGCAATTGCGTGAATATTGTGGATACAAGGGCGCGAAGATGGTAGCAAGGTAGTTGCTATCGTAGTAGTCGCGCATCGCATCAAAGACCTCCTTGTGGGCAGCTGGTAGTTCGTCTTTGTAATCACGCATCGAGGCAAACGTGCCCCAGTGACCTTCAACACGCCAACCAATATCCTCAAGAAGGGCACCAAATGCAGCATAGGTCATCTCATTGACGTGGTTTGCAGCAGCACCTACATCAGGATCCCAACATGGGGTTGATAAGAACAACGTGCCTTCTGGTTCTAACAGGGTGCCAAAGTTAGCCAATAGACGACGACAGTGTTCTGGCTCGATGTGCTCGGCAACCTCAAAACAGACGATCGTATTTGGTTGCTCCTGAAGTTCTTCAACCTTTAGGATTGCAGCATCACATTCAGATAACAATTGACTAGGTTTCCATGTGCTCTTTGCAAACTGGGCTGGCATCTCTAACTTAGAGATATCAGCTGCAGCATAAAAAGCAGGTCCTAACCTAGATGAATGCATCAACTTGGCCAACGGCATTTCCTTACCGCAGCCAACGTCTAGAATCCTAGCCGTCTTGTAACGACCACCTTGATGTAACCACTTGACGACGTGCGTCCATCTGAGACAATGGGCAATATAATCGCGGTGTAAAAACCCACGATCCTCAGCATTGTCAATGCTTAAAAAGGTCTTATCGACCGCCTTACCTCGTTCATTTGCCATACAATTTCCTTTCTAGGTTGGTCGGGTTCTTTATAGTCGACCCCGTAACGACCCGGTAGAGATTACCTAAGCATCGATTTTATAGCCTCGATGCCACTACTTTTAATTAAACTGCCCTGATAATAGCTCAACAAGCGTTGTGGCTTCTGACGACTCTTGAGGCGAGCTCCAATAAGCGTCAGCAGTTCTGTCTTGCTAATCTCGCCAGCTTCCTCAATGATCGCCAGAATAGCCCTTGCTTGCTTTGCCAGTTGTACATCAGGTGTCTGAATAAAGCGGTAAGTAACCATTCTGGTGCTCCTTTAGTTAAGCTGCCTGCGCGTATTCGACAGCAAGATCTAAGGCCTTCCGCTTGAGAGCGGCACGCGGGCCAAACCACGCGGACTGCAAGGAAGCATCGCGGTCACGACCTGCCTTGTGGTCTACGTAATACGTTACAGCATTTAATGCGGACCACCAAGTACCTTCACTCATCTTAGCACCTGGTTGGGTATGAATGCAATTATACACTTCATCCGCAGTCTTTGCCCACAAGCTCCGATCTTCGTGCTCGGCAATTAATGCCGGCTGGAAGAGTTGGGTAATGTACTTAGAGACTTGCTTCTCGTCATACGCTACGCGTGCCAGAAGCTCGCTAGTGACCTTAAAAGCGTCGAGTTGACCAGATGCCAAGCCAAGTGCTTGCGATGCCCTCTGGGCCACATCCTGATCAAAGATCCGAACGTGAGGCATGGTAAAGCGGTTTGACCGTTGGCCAAGTGCCATGGTGAGCGTATTGTTGCAAACCACACGGATTGGTGTGAACATGATGGTCATGCTCTTGCCCCAGATGTGAGGTTGACTAAACAGTAAATAACCGTTGACTTCGTCGCCATCAGGCAAACAGAAACCCTTATTGATCGCAGCGAGACCCCATACCTGACGGCCGTCGTCTAACGAACCGGCAGTCTCCATCTTCATCGCCCCTGCCTTGACGAACTTGTCAAAGAACGAGAAAACCTCGGCGTTCTGAATGGGAACGTAGTTCTTGCCACAAGGACCTAGGATCTTGTTATCAGAATCACGGACAAGCAAGGCCCAATCGTTAGTCTTGAGACCACACTCGGTCACGATCTTACGACGACTGACCGTCCAATCAAGGTCGGCTGCAATCATCATCTGCTCAGGTGTTAATGAATCACTGACCTTGGTGCCTAGACCATGCCAGGGTACTTCGTTGGCGTATGCCATTGTTTCAACCATATGTGCCATATTTATTCTCCTTTATGAATGTGCCACAGTTAGATTATACACGGAATAACATCGATCTTACGACAAAAACAACTAACATTAATACTAGTACAACGATGGGGATGAGGATCATCAACCCCAATGCTTCGTAATCTTTAAGGTTTCGCATACTTTGGATCCTTTGCTGAATAACCGGTATGCATCTCAAAACACTCGTCGTCTAACGCACATCCGATCCACATACCAAGGTAGATGGTGATTAAGACGAGGACGGTGGCTAGAAAGCCAAGAATAAATTTGATCATTTGTTCTCCACCTTCAAAGCACCGCCGTGAATGAGACGAGACCGGTAATAACAGAAGACGCGCCACGGATCTTGGGTCGTGTACAAAACATCGTCTGGTGCTTGATAAAATAAGTTCATCAATTGTTCTTCCGTGTACCGTTGCCCGTTTGTAACTAGGGAAAGCAATTGCCTCGCCTGTGGTGGGAACTTGCACATGGACGCTTGGAAGGTATACTTCCGATTCTTGTATTGGCCAGCAGGTCTACTCATCTAATAATCCCCAAAAGTTGATTTGCGATGGTTGTGCGTTGTAATCCTCAACGAGGAAAACAGCACTATTTAACGACGGGTGGACAACACCACGAATATGCGAGACGAACGGTCTGGCAGGATTCATGGCGATCTTCACCTCGGACTGAGGATCGTGGTCCTCTAATATTTCAATTAATTCTTCGATTTTCATACTTTCTCCTTTATAAACTGCGAATTTACATTGTACCACGGACTTCGGCATATTGGCGCATTTTGTTAATAACTTTTGCGGACGATATATATACATGGATTCAAGGACTTATTGGCATATCATATTGATTGGCAAAAGGGACATAAAATGCATTGCAATTTTTATTTTTTCTCTATACTAATACGGTCAACACGTCTTGCAGATTCCATGGTTCGTTTGACTCGATTGACCGCCTTGATGTCGTATCCACCAATGTGCCAATGGTATCCACCGAACGGAGTCTCTCCCGTCTTCCAGTCGTAAATACTTGCCACTGTTCCATCGGCAAACTTTAATCTCCAACAACACGTGACTTTATCTCCCTGTAAATCGTTTGGTCCATCATCGGGAGGTCCGAATACATCGCATAATTCCTGGTAAGTTGACAGAACTTGACCTTTATACGACGTCATATTGATATCCGCATCCGAAGTAAACGGCATGGGATTCCGTAAAATAAACTCTTGACAACAATTAAGAAGGATCTCAATTGCCTGGTCTTCTGGCATTTTTCCTCCATCTAATTGTTCGTAAACATCATTGACAGATTGGTGTAAATCTTCTATTTGGTACATATTAATTCTCCTTTATGTTTAACGTTTTGATCCAATTCTGAAGTAACTTAGTGCGGAATTTCTCAACGAATTCCATAGAATCTTCATCGTCTAAATTGTTAAAAATATCCGTTACTCCTTGATTCCACTGTAAGAAGTCGTCAAGTTCAGAATCCATTGATTCATTGAATTCCTCTTGATTATCTTTTACTAATTTGTCGAACCATTCAAGGTTGACTTCTTGCCACACTTTACTCATACAATTCTCCTTTATTAGTCCCGCAAATCCTATTCTACCACAAAAATCTAACTTTGTTCGATTAAATTTTTAAATTAAAAAAGGAAAGTCAATCAACTTTGTTGATCAACCTTCCTTCCTCTTAAATCACCCAATTGTACAATTCAATCAGTAAATCCGCAATTTCTGAATTTTTCATATTGTCGTATTCTGACAAGTCGATCCAAAGTGGATCATTACTCATAACTTTTAATCCTTGATAAATTCGTTCATTTATCGGAATTCCCAACATTTCCAGTTGTTTTAGTTCATTGAATATCTCTCTTCTTAAAATTTGATCTTGTAAATTCTCGGAAAAATCACTCATCGTAATCCTCCTCAAACGCGACAATTTCGCCAAAATTCTTCAGAAAAACTTTCTTCAGATTTTCGTAATCTCCACTTCTCATTTCTGTAATTATCGTTTCGATTCTGTCTTTCTCAAATCCTAAACCTTTACCTAACTTTGTTGCGGTTCCCATAAGTGCGAATGCGTTACCTTGTGGACCGTTTAGATCAATGTAATACATAAAATTCTCCTTTATTATTTAGTAAGTTTGTGTCAATAAACTTATTGACATTTGTCCTACATTTATAATATACGAATTATATCCGCAAATTTAAACTAGGACTTGTACCAGTTTGCGTGAATTCCTTTCTTCTTTCTCACTTGAATAAATATCACAATTATTCATTCCCATTCCCTCTCACTTCTATCCTCCGTCCCTCGACTTTCGGCCGTTTTCCTTGGTCCTTTGACCTCGGATTGTTGGCGATTGTTCATGAATTGTTTGTTTCTATTAGTGGTTCATGATTTTTACTGGCGTAGGTCCGAGCCAGGGTCAGGGGCCCGGGGCGGGCGGTTGTCGGCGCGCGCCCAAAACGCGCCAAGTCAGTGGTTCTGCGGGGGCATTTAAAGTTAAATCGGCAAAAATCCGTGCATATCGTATTAGTATAGGGAATAAATTTGAATCAACTTGCAATTTTTACAGAGAATGCCAATCAATACAATAAGCCAATAACTTATGATCCTAAGAAATATTTACAAAGGGGCTATGTACCACGGTACAATCTTCATATATTATCTGCTAAGGAGGTAGGTTATGGCTACATTAGGCGGGAAGCGTGAAGGCGCAGGTCGTCCTGCAGGTGCTAAGAACAAGCGGTCTGCTGAGATTGAAGAAAAACTTGCAGCACTTAACTGCGATCCAATTGAAGGGATGGCAACGATTGCTGCTGACCCAACAGCTAGTCTTGAATTGAAGTTACAAGCGTTTAAGGAATTAGCCCAGTACGTGGCTCCTAAGCGCAAGGCTGTTGAGATGGAGATCGAGGGCAACGGTTCATTTAATATTAATGTCGTACGGTTTAGCGACGTAGCAAAGGACCTTGATGGCGGAGATAACGGTACCAGTTGATTGGGCTCCAAGGCCTTATCAGTTTCCATTATGGAAATTTTTAGAAGACGGCGGTAAGCGAGCTGTTGCTGTTTGGCATCGGCGCGCAGGTAAAGACTTGCTGTCAATTAATTGGTGTGCAGTGTCAGCATTGACAAGGCCTGGGTTATACTGGCACTTGTTTCCAACTTATAACCAGGGGAGAAAGATCGCTTGGGACGGGATGACCCGTGACGGTAGGAAGTTCATTGACCACTTTCCAAAGGAAACTTGGGAGGCAGTCAACAATACCGAGATGCGATTAACATTAAAGAATGGCTCGATCTATCAGGTGGTGGGTACCGACAACGTTGACCGATTGGTTGGTGCAAATCCCGTCGGAGTCGTCTTCTCTGAATACTCCCTCCAAGATCCCCGAGCATGGGATTACATTCGTCCCATCTTGGCTGAAAATGGAGGATGGGCATTATTTATTTATACCGCTCGAGGTCGAAACCATGGATACGATTTACTCAACATGGCAAGACGAAACGAGAAGTGGTTTCAGCAAACACTGAGTGTTGATGATACCAGGGCCATTAGCCAAGAGGCGGTAGACGAGGAACGTGAGTCAGGCATGCCTGATGAGATGATCCAGCAAGAGTTTTATTGTAGCTTTGATGCCCCACTAGTAGGTTCTTACTATGGTAACGCGATGGCTAGGTTACTTGCTGATGGTAAGATTACCGGGGTTCCATATGAGTCACGCCTTGAGGTCCATACATCTTGGGACCTTGGCATGGGTGATTCAACCTCAATTATCTTCTTCCAGCGCCACGGTGGTGAGATCAGGATCATTGATTACTACGAGAGTAGCGGTGAGGGTTTAGCCCATTACGTTAAGATCTTAAAGGAAAAAGAATACATCTACGGCGAGCATATTGCACCACATGACATTCAAGTCAGGGAGATGGGCACAGGAAAGAGTCGGTTAGAAGTTGCCCGTGAACTGGGGATTAGGTTTCGTGTTGCTGCTAACCTTCGGATTGATGATGGTATTGAAGCAGTTCGGACAACCTTACCTAAGTGTTTCTTTGATGAGAAGAAGTGCAGCCATCTAATTGAAGCCTTGCGCCAGTACCGTAAGGACTTTGACGAGAAGAACAAAGTTTTCCGAGATCGTCCGTTGCACGATTGGACCAGTCACCCAGCGGACGCGATGCGTTACCTAGCTGTTGGACTACGCGACCAGTTAAATATGAACGCAAAGAAATTACCGCGGATGGCTGACATGGATTATCAGATCTTATGATCAGACCGTTTACCTTAGACGATCTACCCACCATGGTTGAGCTAGGAAAGATCATGCATGAGGAATCGGTTTACCGTGATCTTGACTTTGATGCGCAAAAGTTAATTGACCTAGGCCATCACTATATTGCTAACCCCGAAACTTGCTGGTCAGCAGTTGCTGAAGTTGATGGTAAAATCATAGGTATGTACGCCGGATACATTACGGAGTACTATTTCGGTAAGGACCTAATTGCACAAGATTTGCTTCTCTTTGTTGATCCTACTAAACGCGGTGGCCTTGCTGCCGTGAAGTTGATTACAGCATTTGAGGACTGGGCTTTTGCAAAAGGTGTAAAGGAAGTATGTCCTGCGTCGTCGACGATGGTAGCTCCTGAAAGAACTGCCATGTTGTACAACTTGTTAGGATATACTAACGTCGGTAGTTTATTTAAAAAGAGGAGATGATTATGTGCGGTGGCGGCGGCGGTAGTCCCCCTCCTGTACCTCCAGCACCTCCGCCTCCAGCGGCGGATAATGCTATGGTCCAGGAAACTCAAGCAAAGCAACGTAAATTAGAGCGCAGTGCCGCAGGAAGGTCTAGCACTATCTTGACCGGACCTACTGGCATTAGCACCATGGATGAAACAACAAAGAAGAAAACATTAGGTTCTTCATCTTTACTAGGCGGTTAATGTGGATAATCCAAAGGATCTGGTATCAGTCATCACTGATCGGTTAGGTAAACTAACCACGATTAGGTCACCATGGGAAACCTTGTGGCAAGACTGTACTGATTATGTAAACCCAAGGCGCGGTGATTTTAATGCTGTACGCGCACAAGGTGACCGTACTCGGTATGATCGCGTGTATGATTCAACCGCTCCTTTGGCTAATGAACAATTAGCTGCTGGTCTTCATGGTTATTTAACTGCACCTTCTGAACAATGGTTTGGATTGCAAGTTGAAAAACGCATTGACGATGTAGATGATCCTACAAATCTTTGGCTACAGAACGTAAGTGAACTTATGTTCCGTGAAGTGTTTCACTCACCATCGTCTAACTTTGGTTCCATGGTGCATGAACTATACATTGACTTAGGTGCTTATGGTACTGCGGTGATGTATGTTGAAGATCGCCCTGGTAAACCAATTAACTTTAGAACGTATCACCTTGCTGAATGCTATATCTCTGAATCACCTGAGGGTGTCATTGATACCGTGTATCGCAAGTATAAACATACAGCGCGTCAATTAGTTCAGTTGTATCGTGATAAGCTGCCTGAGAAGTTTATTGAGAATGCATATAAAGATCCACACAAGGAATTTACTTGCATTCATGCAGTAGAACCACGCGATAGTTTTAATCCTGACTCTGCCCTTGCTAAGGACATGCCTTGGATGAGTGCCTATGTCTTAGAAGAAGAAAAGATTCTTCTTGATGTTGGTGGCTTTAAAGAGTTTCCATACATGGTACCACGCTGGACAAAGACCGCAGGTGAGGTATATGGTCGTTCACCATCCATGACTGCGTTGCCAGACATTAAGATGGTTAATGAGATGAGTAAGACAGTGATCAAGGCGGCGCAAAAAGCTACTGATCCACCACTCATGGTTCCTGACGATGGCTTTATGCTGCCATTGCGCACTATCCCAGGTGGTCTTAACTACTACCGTTCAGGTACCACTGATACCGTAAGACCCCTTGTTGAGGGCCTACGCCCTGACATCGGTCTAGACTTTATTGAATCACGGCGTCAACATATCCTAAAGACCTACCACGTAGACTGGATGCAGATGCGTGAAGGTCCTAGCATGACAGCCACCGAAGTATTGCAGCGGCAAGAAGAACGTATGCGGTTGATGGGACCAATGGTTGGTCGCTTACAAACCGAGTTTTTAGGACCCTTGATTGATCGCGTGTTTAATATTATGAATCGTCGTCGTATGTTACCGCCGGCACCTCCCATGGCGCAAGGACGTAATCTACGTATTGACTACGTATCACCAGTTGCTCGCGCCCAAAAGACACAACAACTATTTAGCTTCACACGGTTGTTAGAGACCTTAGTGCCACTAGCAAATGTTAAACCTGAGATCTTTGATAACCTCAATGCTGATGGTACGGTTCGCTGGGCACACCGATTGTTAGATGCCCCACAAGAAACCTTACTGTCTACTGAAGAAGTTGCTAAGATTCGTGAGGGTCGCGCCCAACAGCAACAACAAATGCAAGATGTGGCAACAGGCCGTGAACTTGCAGCTACTGCTAAGGACGCAGCTAATGCAGCCGCCGTAGCCCCTGGTTTAGGTGAACAGCCACCAAGCCAAGGAATTGATCAACAACAACCGATGGGACCAATGCAGTGAAATCACAAGACTTAATGAAACTGCACGACTCTTATAAGGTTATTTTTTCCACACCTGATGGCGAACGAGTATTAGACCATCTATGCAAGATTAGCTTTCTTGCTGATACAAGTTACGTAGCAGGTGATCCCTATGAGACAGCACACCGTGAAGGTCAACGCCGTCTTGTACTTAGCATCTTGCGGTTTTTGGAAAGAGACCCAAGACAAATCATGAAACAAATGGAGGCAATGCAAAATGAGTGAAGTAGACACAGGGTCCGTAGTAAATGATGGTGGCGCATCCACTGCACCAACCGTCGCAGCGGGCAGCTCGAGTGGTTCTATCGATTGGCGTTCAGCTCTCGATGAGGGCTTAAGGTCTGATCCTACTCTAGCTGATATTAAAGACTTAAACGGTCTTGCAAAATCTTATGTCCATGCCCAACGCATGGTTGGTAAGGATAAACTAGTTATCCCAGGAGAAGGTGCAGATCCTACTGAATGGGATTCTTTTTACGAGAAGCTAGGTAGACCTCAAGATGGTAAGTACAATTTAGATCCTAAGGGTATCATCCCTGATGATATGCCGTTTCAACCAGAAGCTATTGATCACTTTAAGAAGGTGTTTCATGAGGCTGGATTATCACAAAAGCAAGCTGAAACTGTATTTAAAAACTACATGCAGTTTGCCGGTGAGCAACATACTAACATGATGACCACTGGTCAGCAGCAACGTGAGCAATGGGTCACTGATGTTAAAAAAGAATTTGGCAAAGCCTATGACCAAAAGATTGACCTGGCTGTAAGAGCGGTTGATACCTTTGGGGGTGAAGATATGAAGAAGTGGCTAAATGAAACTGGGCTTGGCGACAACCCAATGTTCATTAAAGTCTTTTCTAAGATTGGTGAGAAGATGCAAGAGTCACTAACTCAACCAGGACAGTCTGGTGGCTTTACATTAACACCTGATGCAGCAAGACAAGAGATTGCAAGGATGCAGCGTGATGATAAGTTTATGGCTGCTTACTTAAGTCCAGCAACAGAAGGACACGCTGAAGCCGTTAAGAAGATGCACGAACTTTACGGCTTTGCCTATCCGGAAGAAGTCGGATCTTAAAAAAAGTTTAACTAGTGTACAGTTTTACTGTATTATGCTAGTAACGGGTAACCCGAAAGGGTCCGGTGGCATCGCCTAGCCAGAAGGGTATGTGGGGGTCCGTTTGGGCAACCTCTGCGAGCATTGTATTTAACTTTAACTGATATAAGGAGGACATATGTCCATTCAAATCACTACAGCATTTGTACAACAGTACCGTGCAAACGTAGAACACCTTGTTCAGCAAAAAGGTTCACGCTTGCGCCCGCTGGTTCGAGCTGAATCTCAGAATGCTGAATTCGACTTCTATGACCGTATTGGTGCTACATTGGCCCAAGAAGTAACTGGCCGTCACCAAGATACTCCGTTGATCAACGTTCCGCACGATCGTCGTCGCGTTTCTTTGCGCGATTTCGACTGGGCAGATCTCATTGATCGTACAGATCGTATCCGCATGTTGATTGACCCAACCTCACCTTATAGCCAGAATGCTGCTTATGCATTAGGCCGTAAGATGGACGAAGTCATTCTAGATGCTGCTTTTGCATCCGTTTCCACTGGTAAAACCGGTTCATCGTCTGTATCATTCCCAAATACCCAACAAGTTGCAGTTGACTATGTTGAGAGTGGATCTGCTGCAAACTCTGGTTTAACCATTGGTAAACTACGTCGTGCTAAGCAAATCTTGGACGCTAACGAAGTAGATCCGACAGAGCGTCGTTATATTGCTGTAACAGCTAAGCAAATCAACGACCTGCTAAGAACTACTGAAGTTACTAGCGCAGACTTTAATACTGTCCGTGCTTTGGTTCAGGGTGAGCTTAACAGCTTTATGGGTTTTGAGTTTGTCCGTACCGAATTGGTTAGAACTAATGCTTCTAGTCAACGTCGTTGCGTGGCATGGGCACAATCAGGATTGTTGTTAGCTGTTGGTGCTGACATCACTGTTGATATCGGTCCACGTCGTGACAAGCGCAATTCCACCCAGGTCTACGTTTCTGCTTCATTCGGCGCAACCCGTATGGAAGAAGAAAAAGTAGTTGAATTAATTTGCGCTGAATAAGGAGAACAGACATGGCTACTTTTAATTCTACTGAATACGCTAACAACGTTGCAACCCCACCGGCAATGAACGACAGCTGCGATGAGCACGGTCGGGTTCGCGTTAACTCGTTTACCTATACCCAATCAGGTGCAGGTTCGTCGGGTGACACTGTAAACCTTTGCATTTTGCCAGGCGGAAATCTTCGCATTGTTGGCTTAGTAGTAACAAGTTCAGCTTTTGGTGCTTCACGCACTCTAAAAGTTGGACATACTGCTTATGTTAACTTAGCAAAGACAACCGTGGCCGCAAACAGCACGGCGTTTTTAGCGTCAACATCCATTGCAACAGCAGTAACTACCACGACTTACGTTACACAAAAACTAACTTCACGCGAAGGTATTCTTGTGCAAGCGTTAATCGAGGGCGGTACACTCCCTGATGCAGCAACACTCTCTGGCTATATTTTGTACGCCATTGACTAAGTAGTAATGCAGCAATTAAGGGGGTCGGGTTCACGTGCCTGATCCCCTTCTTTACTTAGGAGCTTGATATGGCAACATCTGACATTGATATCGTTAACCGAGCATTAACAATGCTAGGTGTAGACCCAATTAATTCCTTGGCTGACTCAACTAAGGCAGCAAGTACGGCAAACCGTTTATTTAACGACACTAGGGCAGCGGTCTTTAGAGGACATCCCTGGAATTGTCTTATCAAACGTGCCTCCTTACCACAAGAAGCTCAAGCCCCACTGTATGGCTATGCATATGCATTTACCTTACCAGCCGATTTTTTACGTTTACTAAGTGTTGAAAACAATCTTGGTAAATATAGTATTGAAGGTCGAAAGATCCTTTATGATGATGAGATTCTTCAAATTACCTATATCGCATTAGTCACTGACGTAATTGCCTATGATACGTTGTTGACCGACGCGCTAGCTGCTCGTTTAGCGGCTGATATGGCGCATCCATTGCTACAAAGTACTGAAGCCATGGAGCGGATGTACAACTTATATGAATTAAAACTCCGTGAAGCTAAGTTCGTTGACGCGCAAGAAAATGCTCAAGACGTACTTGACACAGACTACTGGTTAGATTCAAGAACTGGCGTAACACCTAGCTGGATCTCAACACCACCGAGGTATTAATGGCTAAGAGTACCCCGATTCAGACTAACTTTACCGGCGGTGAAATTAGTCCGCGGCTGCATGGCCGGGTTGACCTTGCTAAATACGGATCAGCGTTAGAGCGCTGTGAAAACTTTATTGTTTTCCCTCACGGGGGTATGACTAAACGACCTGGTACTAGGTTTATTGCTAGTACTAAGGTCACAACGGCCGTCAAGTTAATTCCGTTTATCTTCTCAACCACGCAATCATACATTTTAGAATTTGGGAATTTATACGTCCGTTTTTATCGTAATGAAGGCCAGCTATACAACGGGGGAAGTATCTATGAAATTGCTACACCATATACAACAGCTGATCTTGATGGCCTAGACTTTACGCAGTCTGCGGACATTTTATATTTAGTTCATAAAAGTTATCCAATTAAACAGTTAAATCGTCTAGGGGCTACAAACTGGACATTAACTGATTTTGCATTTAAAGATGGTCCGTATGATGCTGTTAATACAACAGCTACTACTGTAAATCCGCAGCATACTACTGGATCAACTACTATCACGGCAAGTACGGGTATTTTTGCTTCAACTGATGTAGGCAGGTGGATTAGGATTGGCCATTCAACGGCTGACTGGGGTGCAGCTAAGATTACGGCTTATACCAGTGCCACACAAGTAACTGCCGCGGTAGATGCAGATTTGCCATTTCACGCAACAAGCGCAACAGCTACATGGCGACTTGGCAGCTGGTCTAATACCACTGGATGGCCGTCAGCCGTGTCATTCTTTCAAGAACGATTATTCTTTTCAGGATCCACTCAGAAGCCCTCTACCATTTGGGGGAGCAGGTCTGGTGACTTCCTTAGCTTTAGTCCTACAAATGAAAACGGTGAAGTCCTAGATGATTCTGCATTGAATTTTACATTGTCGACAGATCAGGTTAATGCCATTAGGTGGATCTATGGCGAAAAGCGCTTACAGATTGGTACATCAGATGGTCCATTTATTCTATCGTCTGGCCGAAACTTTGAGGCGCTAACACCAACCAATGTGACCGTATCACGTGAAACAACAGATGGAAGTGCCGACGAACGGGTTGTTGGAGCTAGTAGAACTACCCTATACATTGACCGGTCAAGATTAAAAGTACGTGAACTTGCCTATGACGTAAATGCCGAGGGGTATACTTCACCAGACATGACTCTGTTAGCCGAGCATATTACCACTGGTTACATTAAGCAGATTGCTTACGCAAGATCACCAGACAATCTAGTTTGGGTATTACTACAAACTGGCGAACTTCGTTGCTTAACATACGAGCGTGAACAAGAGGTTGTGGCTTGGCATCGACACATCATTGGTGGCACTAATACGTTTGTAGAATCAATTGCAGTTATTCCTAAAAATGACGAGTCGTCTGAACTTCTTTATATGGTTGTGCGTCGAACAATTAATGGGGCTACTGTAAAATATGTAGAATACTTAGAACGATCATTTGATACGGCTAAAGGTGACACCCTTCAACAAGCCCACTTCGTAGATAGCGGGTTGTCTTACTCTGGTACTGCTACTAGTACATTAACTGGATTAAGCCATTTAGAAGGCCAGGTTGTTCAAGTCTTTGTTAATGGAGCTGTGCATCCTGATCGAACAGTAGCAAGCGGTCAGATTACTTTAGATCGCCCGGCTACAACGGCAGCCGTAGGTCTTGGCTACGTAGCTAAAGCCCGCACATTAGACCCGGAAGTTCAGACAGAAAACGGACCAAGTCAGGGTAAAATAAGACGTATTGAACGCGTCACCTTTAGGGTTGTAGATACGTTTAACTTGAAGTTTGGCGTCAGTGAGAGTAATTTAGAGATTATTCCATTTAGGGAGGCAGGTTCAGCCATGGGTAGTGTTGAATTATTTAGCGGAGATAAACGGGTATTATTGCAGCATACGCCAACTCGCGAATTTACTTTGACTATTCAATCTGATACTCCGCATCCCGCCACAATCTTAATGATTATGTACGCCATGGTGGTATCTGAACGATGATTAGAAAAGCCGGCGTCCCTGATGTTGATGCTATCGTAGCAATGGCAGGACCATTTTTAAATTATTCGCAGTTCACCGATTACACTGAAATTGAACGCGACGATGTAGTGTTCGGAATTTGTAATTTGATTGATAATGGTATTGTCTTTGTAGCAGAAAAAGAAGGCCAAATTGTTGGGTGTATTTGCGGGATTATCACAAATTTTTGGTTTGCAAGAAATACAAAGGTAGCCGCTGAATTAGGTTGGTGGGTTAATGAGGAACACCGAGGGTCTACGGCTTCAATTAGGTTATTGCAAGCATTTGAAAACTGGGCTAAAGAACACGGAGTTAAAGCAATTACAATGTCTGATCTTGTTATTAACGGCAACACTCCAGCAGGTCCAATCTATAAAAAACTTGGGTATGAGCTTGTTGAACGTGCTCATGTAAAGGGAGTTTAATATGGCAGTTGCAACTAGTACAGCTATTCTTGTTGCTGCCGCGGTTGGCACGGCAGTTACCGCCTATGGTCAATATCAAGCCGGTCAAGCCCAAGAACGCGCATTAAATTATCAAGCAGCTGTTCAAGAACGTAATGCGCAAATTGCAAAGCAAAATGCGGAGTACGACGCGCAACGGCAAGAATCTAGGCTAAGACGAGCCATTGGTTCACAACGAGCCGCAGTATTAGCTTCTGGTATTCAAATGGAAGGTACGGCATTAGAATTACAACAAGATACTGTTCAACAAGCTGAAATGGATCGATTAGCTATTCTTTACGGCGGCGACATTAATTATCAAAACGCCAAGTCTGAAGCGGAATTATCACGCATGCAAGGTAAAGCCGCCGGTCAAGCAGGAACCACTGCTGCTTTTGGCACGGTATTAGGTGGATTTGGCCAAGGTTACATGATGTATAAGAAAATAACTTAAGGTTAATATGCCAAGAATTCCAACATATCAAGAAAGTCAAATTAGTGGCCTAGGTTTAGGTGGTCGTCCTATGTCAGGTCTAGACAGCCGTCAAATTGCGGCAATGGCTGAAACTGCCGGTGGTGGTCTTGTAAAAACTGGCCAAGCAATTACGCAACTAGCATCTAATTTTGCAGACGTAGAAGTTCAGCGCCAAAAAGATACTGCAGCAATTGAACATGCTACTATTACTTCTTCCTTTGGCACGGAACTTACTAAGCGAATTAGTGATCTTCGTGAGACTGACAGCGCAAATACTAAGAAATATTTAGATCCAGACTATGGTGGTACATCACAACCAGATACGCATTTTAATCAAGTAGATAAAGCTTTTAATGAATTAGTTAATGATCCTAAGTGGAAACATTCTAACCGTTACGCGCAGCAAATGTGGAATCAATATATCGGCCAGGTAAAGGGGTCGGTTGCAAGAGAAGCTATTCAATTTGAAGCAAATCAACGGGTTGAAGCTCGTCAAATTGGCTTGATGGAAGCTAGAAAATCTGACATTATTGCGGTTGGCTCTGATCCAACTAAATTAGACGCCATGATCGCTAAATGGGAAACTTTATACAACACCCTTGATGACCCCAAGACCAAAGAAATTGAAGGGTACCGTGGGGTTGTTGACAATAAATTTTTAGCAAGAATGCGAGATGCTCGCGGTGATTTTACAATTGCTGCTTATGAAACCATGATTACAAATAGTCCTGGGGCGGCATATAAATCACTTCAGCAGCTTCAAAAAAATCCAGCCAGAATGGAACAACTTGGTCTAGATCCGAATGAGTTTAATAAATTATTCCGCGCGGCTAAAAATACGTATGAAGCTGGTAATGTCTTACAGCAGTATAATTTAGAGAAAAATTTTGAATCTCATCTTGCCTTGATTCAAAGCACTGGCACAGGTTTACCTCAATTCTCTGGAAAAAATGGCGTAGCGAACGCGGTATCTGGAGTAATAGGTGGTGATCGCGCTGTAGTAATGGCAGATAAAATGCAGCGTCAAGTTAATATTGCGCAATCTAGTTGGGATGCCGCATCTAGTTTAAGGTTTTTACCTGTCACCGAAATGATTACTGGCTTTAATAAATTAACACCAACACCAAATGCTAATGCCGCTGATCAACTTAAGGTTAAAGAAAATGTTGGTCAATTAATAAACGGCTGGATTCAACAACGGGCGCAAGATCCTGGGGCATTTTGGTCGCAGCATCCCGCTGTACAACAAAGGCAAAGAACTGGCGATATTGCAGGAGCTCGTGACCAGATGCTTGTCTTACAGCGTCAAGCCGGGGTAGAACCATTTAACTACGCGGTTTTAAGCCAGCAAGAACGGTCTAGTGAGATTAGTTATCTGCTTAAAGCCCCTCCAAATGAAGTTGCCGGCAGATTACAAAGTTTAAGAACTAGATATGGTGGGCAAAACGGTGAATTTAGGGGTCAAGCCGATATTGTTTTTAGGCAGTTAACAACTGGTGAAGGAGCTTTACCTCCTGAGTATATGTTTGCAGCAAGAGCTTTAGGCACACCAGCTGAAACAAAAATTCTTAATGCATTAAAACTAGACGATAAAACCCTTACTAGTTTAGCGCCAAGCCTTCAAAAAGGAATTAGCTATAAGGATATTGAAGGTACTTCCGTGCAAATGGGTGACACATATCTTAAAGCAATTACTGGCGGGTTAAGCAGTCGTCTAGGAACTTTTGAAGCCGCCTCAAAATTAGTCTCTAAAATGGCAACAGCCGAGTTACTAAGCACAGGTAGCACTAATAGTACTAGCGCAGTAAAACGCGCTTGGCAAGATGTGATGCAAAGTTTTGACGTCACCGGCGGAACCTACTTTATTCCTAAGGCAAAACCTGGCGAACCTAATACTTACAATATGGCTCAGATCCATGAAAATGCTGCCTTGATTAAGGCCAATCCAGTATATCTTGCGCAAAAATTTAAGATCGCAGTCCCCGGTTCTATGGATCCAGCGACTGCACAACAACCTGCTTGGATGAGCGAGAGTTATTTAAAGTCCCTAGCTAAACACGGGTATTGGATTACCAATCAAGATGGCACAGGATTAGATTTAATTATCAATTCAAACGGTGTCCCTGAAAAAGTACCTACTACCGATGGTGGTACTGTAAGCATTCCATTTTCACAACTAAGTAATAAGCTTCCTGAAGATGTTAGAAAAACGCTTACTACTAAACCAAGTGGAGTAGGTTTTGGTCGTGGCGGCTTTGGAATCTATAACTAATGGCAAAACTTAAAGCTAGGGATCCAAACGTTTCGGCGGAAGATCCACTTTCTCTTAAACCATTTACTGGTGAAACCAGTCCTATCAGTTTAAATTTTACTGACGAGGCGCCTTCACGCTGGTTTCAATCATTTGGTTTTGATGGAGTCAGAGCAGACCGCGCAGAGGTTAGAGGAGCTGCCTGGGATAAAGCAGACTCCGGTCTTAAGTCTATTTTAAATTTAAGTGAGCTTGATAGAGCCGAAGAACTTACAAAATATTCTGATGAAGAACTACGATCTTTATATCGTAAACGACATTCAAGCGCTAGAGGCGGCGGAAGTACTGGCGCAAGGCGTCGTCCTACCTTAGAAGAATTTGGTATTGCCGACCGCCCAGTTTACTTAAGTCCAGATGAAGCAAATCAACAATATGGTATTCCTGGTCACTTAACTTGGGATAAACCTATTAGCAGTCTTGTGGCATCAATTCAGCACAAACGTAAACTTGATGAAGTTAGATACAGCAATATTGTAGGCCGTGCCCAAGGTTTTGTTGATAACGGCATGGCGCTTGGTATTGAAATGGGAGCTTCTTTGTTAGACCCTGTTGGCTTAGCTATTGGTTTTATTCCATTAGTAGGTCAAGCAAGATATGGAAAACTTGCCGAATCTGGTTTTAAGACAGCATCTAGAATGGCAAGAGGTGCTGAAGCTGGGTTTGTTGGCACATTAGGTGTTGAACCATTTATTTATGCCGATAAGGTACAAAGTAAAGCTGACTATGACATGTATGATTCTTTGGCAAATGTGGCATTTGGCACGGTTGCCGGCGCTGGATTGTTTGCAGTAGGTGGCAAGATAGCTGATGGTGTTAGAAGTCTTCGTAAAGAAAGCCACGTCAAAGCGTTTGATTTATCAATTAAACAATTGGCAGCAGGTAAGAATGTTGAAGTAGGACCAGTTGCTACACATGGTGCCGGCAACGGAAAAGTTACCGCCATTAACATCGATGACTTTGATACAACCCCAACTTCAATTAATAGCAAGGCTATTGAACCAGCCCCTGAATTAGACCCTGAACTTAAAAAATTAAGTCCAATTAAAGAATACCCGCCAGCAGCTGACGTAACTAAAAGTCTAGAGTTAATGGATAAGGTTACAACCGGACCTACAAATCGTATTACTGTGCAGCAAATTAAACAAGCCGTAGATACGCCAGCTCTCAAAGAAGCTATTGATCAAGCAGCTAAGATGAACCTTGGCAATAACATTGCCTTCTACATTACTACAGCAGATGGAAACGTTGTTGCTGTAAAAGCTGGCAAAGATAAACGTTTAGCCGGGGCTCCAATGTCCTTGATTACTTCGCCTTCGTATGCGGCTGGCGGAGTAATTGATATGACTAAGGTTACAACACAGTTGCAAGATCTATTGGCTATTCATGGTTTGTCTGGCGATGAGGGTATGGCCATGGCTTATAAGGGTTCTTATAAGCTCGACAAAGGCAATATCACGCACATCATTGAAATCAATAAAGTAGCATTTGACCCGCTACAAAATCAGCATAACATTGTCATTGCGCCATTTGACAATATGAAAGGCATGTTCTCACAAGATCCTGCTGATCAAGTATTTTCAGATTTAAATCCTCGCGGTAAGGAAGGCGTATTAGCCACAGCGCAAGATTTAAAATCCTTTGTAGCGGATGATACCCCATTAAAGTATAAATCCTTTGGCGGGTTTGACGAAACTTTAGATGTTACACAGTTAAAGAGTGTTGGGCCACAACAAGGTACTAATCCTGGTGGTTTACATAAAGACCAAGTTACTGGTGGGGATCTTTACGTAAAATACCAAGATCCTAATCGTACGATGAATGAATGGATTGCAGCGACACTATATCGCTGGTTTAACGTACCCATGCCAAAAACCACAATTGTTACAGATCAAGGTAAAACAATTGGTGTAGCGTCAGAACTAATTCATCAAGGCAAACCCCTGTCTCCAGACGAGTTTGTCAAATTAGATCCAGAAGTACAGCGCGCATTTTTACGTCATTTTATGGTTGACGCATTCCTAGGTAATTGGGATGTGGTTGGAAACGCACCCAACTGGAATATGCTGTTGATGCCTAGTGGCGAAGTAATTAGGATTGATCCGGGTGGCGCTTTACTTTATCGCGCCCAAGGATTGCCTAAAGGTAAGGATTTTGGACCCACGGTTAAAGAGTTTCAAACGTTGCAAAGTTCGTCAATGAACCCGGCAGCCGCTAAAGTATTTAAATTAGCAAAAAGTGTTGATGACATTGATGATGCGGTCTACCGTATCTTGCGTGTTCCTGAATCGGAATTTATTAAGTTAGTTGATACAGCAAAGCAGCATGGTCTGGGTGAAGCCGAAGCGAAAGTTTTACTTGAAACTTTGTTAGCAAGACGTTTAGACTTACAAAATACATACGGTGACGCAGCTAAGAAAGCCGCCAAGGATCAGAATAAGATTCAATTTACTAGCCAAAAAGAAGCTCTTGATTTTTTAAATACTACTAAAGAAGCGACGTTAAAGCACATTAACAACGATGAAAAGAGCGTCATTAAACAGTATACTGGTTCTTACTATCAAAACCTAAATAAAGCCCTTTGGGACAAGGCAACTAATGGTACTGCCATTCCAGGTAATCTACAGCAAGACATTGATCTGCTTGATTCAGCCATTGCAAAAGCTCCTAAGTTAAGTGAAGCAATTGAGGTATGGCGCGGCAACATTGGTCACAATGCGTTTAATAGCTTATTAGCAGATGCTGGATTATCTACATTTGGTAAGGGAGCAAAAATTAATGGTGAGGATGCTTATAACATTCTTAAGGCGCTTGAAGGTAAAGTAATTGAATTACCTGGTTTTACTAGTACATCTCTTAGCTATAACTTTGCTAAAAACTGGCATGGAAGTTACCAGGGTATGAGTTCAATCGCGCAAATTATTGTGCCGCAAGGACAACAAGCCTTGATGGTAGGACCACATCTTGGACTTCAGCAAGAATATGAGGTGCTGTTACCTAGATCTGCTGTATATAGATTAGTCCAAGTATTACCACCAAAAGGTACTGGGGGTGATCCTACTTTGTTATTACAAGTTGTTGATAAGAATTCGCACTTACCCTTTGAAAAACCAAGCGGGGACATGTTAAAAACGGCTAAGCAATGGAAAGAAAGCGGCAGTAATGCAGCTGATACCACGCCATTAGCAAATGAACCAGTTGATGCTGTTGGTGATACTTTAAAAGGCGGAATGGATGACCTTGCTAAAGTGACACAAGAACTAGAGGATTTACAAACTTCGCTTGATTCACAGATGGCAAACTTAGATCCTGCTTCAATGAAAGTTTTAGAAAAAGAACTTAAAGCAATTAATGAACAAGCAGATATGGCAGCTGCTGATGCACAAAATCTGTATAAGGCAGCACAAGCTGCCGCTGTTTGTATCAATAAGGGATAATCATGGCCTATCAAGATTGCTTAAATATCATTAAAAAAGCTGCCGGTGAAAATAAGATTACCGATCAGCAAGCCGAAGATTTACTTAGTGAGATTGATTCTTTTATTGCACAAAAGAAAAAGTCATTGCAAGTAGAAAACTTAGATGCAACAATTGCAACCCACTTACAGCAACGATTAAAAGATTCGATCTTAACGGCAGCTATTGAAAAACGCAACAACCTAATCAATACCAAGGTTATGGCCCAAGCTTTAAACTTTGTTGAAGGTTTTGAGAATCCGGCTGACGGGTTGTCTGCTTTAATGGTAGGTAGTGTTAAGAGTGCGCAAAAATCAAAGTTTAGTATTGACGCCCAAGGTAAAGCCTTAGCCAATAAATATTTAGGGCGCTTGATTGCAGACCTTGAACAAAAAGATTTGTTAGTACATTTCTCTGGTGGTCATATGGATGACGACATTGCTAGAGAATTATTTGAGATTAAACCAAACGGAACCCCTGGCGTTACTAATAATTTAGTGGCACAAGATGTAGCAGCTATTATTCATAAGTATCAAATGACGGCTATTACCAGGGCAAATCAAGCCGGGGCGTATATTCAACCGCGCCCAGGGTATATCTTTAGGCAATCACATGATCAAATCAGAATCAGACGGGCTGGTTTTGAGGAGTGGAAAAACTTCATCATGGATAAGTTAGATGCTGAAGAGACCTTTAAAGATGCTAATCCTGAGGAATTCTTACGTGGTGCTTACGACGGTTTAATCACTGGTCTACATAAACGATTTAAAGGTGAAGCAGAAAGCAACTTCTTACACGGGTTTAAAGGACCTGCTAATATTGCTAAGAAGATGAGTCAAGAACGATTGCTGCATTTTAAAGATGCTGATGCCTTCATGATGTATAACGAAAAGTTTGGCGTTCAAGATCTTCGTGAAGCCGTGGTTAGCGGCTTAGAGCACATGGCTAGGAATACCGCCTTGATGGAAGGTCTTGGCACAAACCCGGTTGCCATGTTTGACCGGTTAGTTACCCAGTTAAAACTTAAAAATCGTGATGATCCAAAACTATTTGATCAGTTATCTGACCGGTCATTAATGAATCAGTTGCGTGAGATTGATGGAACTACTAGAATTCCAGCCAACGTAAGCGTGGCAAGGATTGCCTCGATTATTCGCGGCATTCAAAACATGTCTAAGCTAGGTGGTGCCGTGGTTTCCTCAATCACTGACATTCCTAACCAAGCAGCTGAGCTACGATACCAAGGTGTTCCCTTGTTAAATGCCTATACCGAGACATTTATGAACGTGTTTCGCGGTCGTGGTAATGACGAACGTAAGGAACTGGCACGACTACTAGGTGTTGGCTTTGATGGTCTGATTGGCGACGTAACTGCTAGATTTGGTAGTACGGATTCATTGCCTAATACCATGGCAAAATTGCAGCAACGGTTTTTTAAACTTAATCTAATGAGCTGGTGGAACGATAGTCATCGTTCAGGAACTGCCATTATGATGAGTAACCACCTTGCCGGTAATGCAAGTAAAGCCTTTACTGATCTAGATCCACGACTAACAAACGTGTTAAAACAATACGGGATTAATGAACCTGAATGGGATATCCTTAGAACAAAGACACTCCATACGGCTTCTGATGGCAATCAATACATGGTTAGTCACGCCCTAGAAGATCTGACAGATGCCGAAGTTAAGTCATATCTACAATTAACTGGCACACAAAAGCCAACTAAACGCGACATTGCAACCGCGAGAAACGGGTTAATGTCTAAATTAGATACGTACTTCCAAGATCGATCAGACTACGCGGTTCCGATGCCAGGGGCTGCTGAACGGGCGATGTTAAACCAGGGCACCGAAGCCGGGACCGTGGTTGGTGAAGCCTTACGCATGATCATGCAATTCAAGTCCTTCCCTGTAACGATGCTTCGCCGGGGTGTTGGCCGCGAACTGTACGGATCAGATCAGAAAGACATTACTGGTTTAGTGCACTTAATGGCAGCAACCACAATCTTTGGCTACGGATCTATGGTCATGAAAGATATCCTCAAGGGCAAAGAACCACGGACCTTTAGTGGTGATATCGCGAAGGATGCTAAACTGATGTTTGCCGCAATGAGTCAAGGCGGTGGTCTTGGTATTTACGGTGACTTCTTATTTGGTGAATATAGTCGTTATGGGCGTTCATTCTTGTCTACCTTGGCAGGTCCTACCTTCGGACAAGTTGACGATCTAGCTGAACTATGGACACGCTTTAGGACTGGCGAAGATTTTGCCGGTAACGCAATGCGAATGGTAATTAATAATACCCCATTTATAAACCTGTTTTATACAAGGCAAGCGCTTGATTATTTATTTTTGTACGAGTTGCAAGAATTAGCTAATCCAGGGTATCTTCGTCGCATGGAAGGCCGTATAATGAGAGAAAATGACCAGGAATTCTTTATACCTCCTAGTCAACAGGTACCTTACGGGGGCAACTTAAGAGGTCTAACACAATGACAGTACAGACAGAACTAAGACGAGTTGTACAAACTGGTAACGGTGCTACCTCGACTTTCTATTTTAATGCCCCAGTCCTTGGTCTTGATGACTTAGATATTTATACTGTTACGACTGCTGGTGTACAAACACTTCAAACTAGGGGTGGTGCAGGTACCTTTGACTATACGATGACGATTAATTCGTCAACAAAATACGCCACTATTACCTTAAACAATAACCTTACTAACTTGTTTAAGATCGTGATGCTGAGGTCTACTGCCATTACACAAGGTGTAGACTATGTTGAAGGTGATCCATTCTTAGCTGAAACCCACGAAGGTGCCTTGGACCGCTTGACCATTATTGCTACGCAATTACAAGAGCAATTAGATCGTTCAGTTAAGGTTGTTGAAACTAGTACAACTACTGGAATTAAGATTGAAGAATTAGAAGCTGACAAGATCTTAGTGGTTAACTCAGCAGCTGACGGCTTAACCATGGGACCTACTTTAGCTGAGGTTGATACAGTAGCTGATCACATAGCGGACGTTCAAACAGTAGCTGCAAGTATTTCTAGTGTAACCACTGTAGCATCAGACCTTAATGAAGCCGTATCAGAGATTAATACGGTAGCAGTTAACATCACTAACGTCAATAGCGTTGGTACCTATATCAGCAACGTAAATACTGTAGCGACTGATATTGCCAATGTTAATACAGTGGCTGATGACCTTAATGAAGCCGTATCAGAGATTCATACCGTTGGTACAAATATTGCTAACGTCAATACTGTAGGTACTGACATTACTAATGTCAACACGGTTGCTAGCGGCATAAGTAATGTAAATACTGTAGCTACAAATATTGCTAACGTCAATACGGCAGCTACAAATATTGCATCAATCAATACAAATGCGACAAATATTGCATCAATCAATACAAATGCGACAAATATTGTAGCAATTCAAAATGCCTCAACTAATGCAACCAATGCGGCTAGTTCAGCAAGTGCCGCGTCTACAAGTGCAAGCAATGCGTCAACCAGCGCAACAAATGCGGCTAATAGCGCAACAGCGGCTGCTGCTGCTTTAGATGAATTTACCGATACTTACCTAGGTGCGTTTTCCACGGACCCAACTTTAGATAATGATGGTAATGCACTATCTGCCGGTGACTTATATTTCAATACCGTTTCAAATCGCTTAAAGGTATATAGCGGATCTGCCTGGTCATTCGCGATTGTCGATACGTCAACTGTTGTTATCAAGACAAGCGCTACCGGATCTGCTATCATTCCATCTGGCGCCACGGGAGATCGAGACGGGACCCCAGCTAATGGTTATTTTAGGTATAACTCATCAGTAAATTCATTTGAGGGATATGTTAATGGTGCCTGGGGCGGTGTCGGTGGCGCACAAGCTGGTGGTGTTATCTTTGAAAACTCATTAACGATTAGCGCAAACTACACGCTATCAACCAGCAAGAATGGATTGAGTGTAGGCCCGGTCACAATCAATAGCGGCGTATCGGTAACGGTACCAAGTGGACAAAGGTGGGTAATATTATGAGTATCATTCTTCAAGGAAGTACGTCGGGTAGCGTTACATTACAAGAACCAGCCGTTGCTGGTACTACTGTATTGACCTTACCAGCCGTATCAGGAAATGTTCTTACAGATACATCACCTAAAGCTGGTAATGTGATTCAGGTGGTTAATGTTGATTATGGAACTGAAACTTCAAGCACATCTACATCTTTTGTCGATACTGGTTTAACAGCATCAATTACACCAACATCTGCAACTAGTAAGATTTTAATTATTTTTACTCAACAAGGTTGTGCAAGGTATTACGATGCTGGAAATGCAATTAGATTAAATTTATTGCGTAGTTCATCAATTATATTAAATGTTAATGATTTAGGTGGCTATACAGGTACTACTGATGTTAACAATATTTCAATGTCTGCATCGTATTTAGACAGCCCAGCAACAACATCATCAGTTACATATAAAACTCAATTTGCAGCAAGAATTTCTGGAAATTCTGTTTATGTGCAACAGTATGGAACTAATGCTAATTACACACGCTCAACAATGACTTTAATGGAGATTGCGGCATGAGAATAACAGAAGCTATTTATGCTCTTAATCCACAAGTAGTCCGCACAGTAGGCGAAACAGCTTACGATGCAGACGGCAATGAAGTAGCTTATGACAAAGCTGCAGTACAGGCTTATGTAGATGCTCATGCTTATATTGCTAAACGAGCATCAGAATACCCAAGCATCACCGATTACATTGATGGTGTAGTAAAGGGTGACCAAGCACAGATTGATAAATACATTGCTGACTGCTTGGCGGTCAAGGCTAAGTATCCGAAGGGAGTAGCATAATGGCCGTCATTATAAACGCAAGTACCAGCACAGGCCTGGTACAAAGTGCCGACACATCAGGCATTATCCAGTTTCAGTCTAACGGGTCAACGAAGGCCACGCTTAACTCGTCAGGATTCTCTTATCCTGGCGCCGTGTTGCAAGTGGTTAGCGCAACAAAGACTGACACATTTACAACAAATTCTTACAATACATGGGTTGATGTTACTGGGCTTTCAGTAACCATTACGCCAGCATCAAGCTCAAACAAAATTTTAGTTTTTGCGGCTATAAATTATAGCGGGTCAAGTGCATCAACTGGCGGAGCTTTGCGGTGCGTTCGTGGTAGTACCCCAATTGGTTCAAGTGACGCTTCAGGAAGTAAAACGTCTGCGTTTGGCGGTACAGAAGAAGTTGGTACCGCTGGAATATATTCCCAATTTGGTGTGCCATTTATTTATTTGGATTCGCCAGCAACAACATCAAGCACTACCTATAAAATTCAAGCAAATTTAATTGATAATTATGGAACTTTAGTAATTAATCGAACTGGATACGATGGTGATACTATTTCGTTTCCAAGAAGCTCATCAGCTATTACAGTTATGGAGATAGCAGCATGAACCATAAAGCAATTTATAAACTCTACCCAACAGTTGTTACTGTTGATGACGGCACCGGCGCATTCGATAAAGACGGCAACAAGGTTGAGATTGACTTGGCATTAGTAAACGCTTGGGTCGATCCCGATGCTTACAAATTTGCAAGAGTAAAAGAATACCCATCCATCGGCGATCAGCTAGACGCATTGTGGAAAGGTGGCAACGACGCCGCTGAAATGCTTGCCAAGGTCCAGGCCGTCAAGGCCAAGTATCCGAAAGGAGTAGCATAATGCCATTAGTCCTAAGTGGTGACGGAATCACCAGCGACAACATTACAAGCCTGGCGGCGAGTAAGCTGACTGGCCAGGTGCCGGACGCGAATGCTCCGAGTGGGAGTGTTGTCCAGGTGGTGCAAACTGCATATACAACAGAAGATTCAACCACTACTGTTAGTCCATCTATGGCAGACACAGGATGTACGGCAACCATTACTCCAATTTCATCATCAAATAAAATTTTAGTTATGATGTCTTTGCCCACTCATCATGTGGCCGCGTCTCAAAATGCTCATGCTAGAATTATGCGCGGTAGTTCTGCCGCTTTTTCTGGAATCACGGGGGATTATTGGTCAACTAGCGGAAGTGGTATTAGTGGAAATATCAATATTCAATGGCTAGATTCCCCAGCAACAACATCAGCAACAACATATACAGTTCAATTCTCTGTTAATGGTGGTGGAACCTTACGAATAAATAGGGATTATAGCGGCAATAATAATGGAGTTACTTATTTAACCTTGTTGGAGATTGCGGCATGAACCACGATGCTATATATAAACTAAATCCATCCGTAGTTACTATTCGTGGTGATAAGGCATACGATATTAACGATAACGAAGTTATATATGATAAAGCCGCAGTTAACGCCTGGGTCGATCCTGAGATTTACAAGTATCAACGCGCAAAAGAGTACCCCTCATTCGCAGAACAATTTGATACGCTTTATCACGGCGGCTATGACGCCTGGAAGGCGCAGATCGATGCAATCAAATTAAAGTATCCTAAAGTTTAATGATGAATGAAACAGAAGCACGTTTAAATAGTCACGAGGCGGTTTGTGAGCTGCGCTATGATAGCATTTGTGCAAGGTTAAAGCGCCTTGAACAGATCCTATTAGCTACTACTGCATTTATTATTGCCACGCTAATTGCGATTGTACTGAAGTTAAATTGATGTGGCGGACGAACTTGGACTATTAGCCGGGGCTAAAGGACTTAGCGAAGGGATTGCCACTGGTAGAAAAGCCGGTCAAGAGATTGCAAAGAATATTGAAGATGCCCAAAAAGAAGGCATTGAGTTAGCAAGAAAAAAGACGTTAGATCATATCCGTGAACGTAAGGAAGCGGAGTTTAGAAAAGAACGAGCAATATTTAAAGCTCTTGATGAGTACCGACAACGAAAGGTAATTAGTGATGAAGAACATCGTCTTAAAACTGATTTCATTAAAAAGTATGGCACAAAAGAGTGGGAGCAAGTTCTCAGAATTAAAACAGACATTGAAAAACTGGAAAGAGAAGATCAGCAGTTTTTTAACACGGAACTAAAAAAGGTACGGTTAGTCCAATGGTACTGTTTCCTTGCAGCCTTGATCGTAACCTTGTGGCTAAAATTTATTCTAGGCGTAATATGAAGGACGATGACGACTTTAATATGTTTATGTGGGCTTGGGTTGTTGGAACTTGTTGGATAATCTTTGGTTTTTATTTAGCTTGGGGATCTTAAATGGATGCATTATTAGGAATACTTAAGGGCGTTGCCCCTGTATTAGCAACTGCAGTTGCAGGACCTGCCGGTGGAGCTGCCGTAGGTTGGATCGCGTCTAAGTTAGGTATTCCAGACGATACAATCGAAGGGGTTACTCAAGCCCTGACCGGGAACCCTGAGATGGCCATGAAGCTTAAAGAACTAGATCTTGAGTATGCCAAGTTAGATGCCCAAGACCGTGATTCAGCTCGTAAAGCTTACGCTGCCGTAGCTACCAGTGAATATGCTACTAAACTAGAAAAGTCCGTTGTTCCTGTTCTAGCCTTAGGCGTGGTTGGTATTGCGTTCTTGTTGATCGGTGTCTTAATGTTTGTCGATACTCCGAATGACCAACAGCAATTAGTTATCTTTGCATTAGGCTTTATCACAAGTGCTGCGGGCCAGGTACTTTCTTTCTATTTTGGATCTAGTCAAGGCTCCAAGGACAAGACCGAAGAGATCAAAGGAATGATTAAAAAATGACGAAAATAACAGAACACTTTACGCTTGAAGAGCTTACTCATACTGACCATCGGCAATTTGATAACACGCCAAACGAATCAGAGTCCAAGAACCTTGAACGTTTAGCCCTGTTACTTGAGCAGGTTAAGGAGATCCTTGGTGGCAAACCCATCATGATCAACTCAGCTTTTCGCTGCAAGCAAGTCAATGATGCAGTAGGATCAAAGGACACTAGTCAGCACCGCATTGGTTGTGCTGCCGATATCCGTGTACCAGGGATGACTCCTGACGAGGTAGTAAAAGCAGTTATTGCTTCTGGTATTGGATATGATCAGATCATTCGCGAGTTTGACCGCTGGACACATATCAGTGTTCCAAACACCGTGGATACCGCGCCTCGTCGTCAGGCATTAATCATTGATAGAGCAGGAACCCGTGCATTTTCATAACCAAGGAGTTAATCATGCCAGCTAAACAAGGACTATACGCAAACATTCACGCTAAACGTGAACGGATTAAAGAAGGTTCAGGCGAAAAGATGCGTAAACCAGGAACCAAAGGCGCACCTACCGCTAAGGATTTTAAAGACTCGGCTAAGACTGCAAAAAAATAAGGACAACTATGGCAACTAAAGGCGAAAAGAAAGTAGCAAAGGTTATGCGTGAATTTAAAGGTGGTACACTTCATTCTGGCAAAGGTGGTCCTGTAGTTAAGAATCAAAAACAGGCCGTAGCAATCGCCTTATCAGAAGCTAGGAAAGCCAAGCGCTAATATCCTCGCCAAGGACTTGGGCAGCAATGTTCTTCTTTGCTCTCAAGGCCTTGATGATCTTCTCATCAATCGTACCAGCTACGGTAAGGTCAACATAGTTCACTGACTTGGTTTGACCGATCCGGTGGGCACGGTCCTCTGATTGTAGGCGATGCTCAAGGTTATAACTATTTGAATAGTAGACCACGGTCGTTGCTGCGGTCAAGGTAATACCATAGCCTCCCGTCGACGGGTTACCTATAAAGTATCTTACACTGGGATCCTCTTGGAAACGCTTAACTGCGTCAGACCTATCATCTGTACTAGTGTCGCCAAAGTAACTAACCACGGACTGCGGACCATAGATCTCCTTTAACTTAGCTTGAATGGTCTTGATGTCTTCTACATACGTAGCCCAAATGATTACTTTATCATCAGCTTCCTCTAGTACATCAACTAGTTCTGTTAACCGATTGTTAGGTACCTTAATGATCTCGCCATCGTCACTCTTAAAATGTCCGCAGGTAATCTGATGCAGTCGAAGGATCTGGGTTAATACATTGTCAATGGTTAAGACCTTACCTTTAAGCACGGCAACGGCAATGTCAGCTACTTGTTTATATAGTTGTTTCTGTTCCTTGGTTAGTTCAACATATCTATATTGATAGATTTTTGCTGGTAAGTCTAGACAATCTACCTTCTTAACCCTGTAACTAAAACTCTGTAACGACTTAGTCAACTCATCTAGCTTTCTAAACCCAGTGATCTTCTTAAAGCTGCGGTTGCCAGCCTTGATATCAACCATGATAGCATAGCGGTTTCTAAAGGTGTAGTAACTGCTAAAGCCTAACAGATGCGGGTTCAAGAACTGGGCTTGACTGTAGATGTCTAATGGACTACGGGTCACTGGTTCACCAGTAAGGATACGTCGATACTTGGCATGCATACCGGTCTTGATTACATTCTTTGTGCGCTGTGCTCCTGGGTTCTTAATCGTAGTTGATTCGTCAACTACCATGATTGTACGTCCGCCAACGTCCATAAATAGCCTGGCAAACTTTGTACCCTTGTCCGTGCTAAAGGCTTCAACGTTCATGACTAAGATTCTTAGATCATCTGATTGCTTTAGGATCTGGTCTAATGCCTCTTGTTCTGCCTTTCTAGGTGCTGCATGCCAAGATGCGACCTGATACCTAACATGGTCAGGCAAGTGCGTTGGTATCTCCTTGGTAATCCAGTTCATATAGACACCCTTGGGCGCGACAATAAGAGCTGACTGAATCCGACCTGAATCATAAAGATACGAAATTGAATCAATTGCTACCTTTGTCTTGCCTGTTCCCATCTCCATAAACAAAGCAAACTCATCTTTATCCTTTGACATGTCCCAGGCTTTGGCTTGATGTGCGTATGGCTTTGTCTTAAAAGGATAAGCGTTACTATTCTCCATAATTAATCCCGTTCTCTCGGTTAATCCTAGTTATCCGATTTCGTAAAAAAGGTTGGTTTGAGGTTGAATTAGGTGCAAATTCTGTTTTGCCCTAGTCATTCCCACGTAAAATACCCGAGCTTCATCGTCTGGGTACTGTTGCATATATTTGTACGACCTTGCAGCCATGTCAGTTAGAATTAAAACATTGTCTGCCTCACCGCCTTTGACGGCGTGGATCGTATTGATCTTGATCCGTGGATCAGCGGTTAAGCTTTCACCTTGCCTGCGTGCAGCAATGTAATACTCGCGTTCGGCGGCGGAGATGTAAGTTAAACGCTCGTGCCAGATTCCAGGTTCTAACTTAATGTCAGTTAAAGAATAGGTACGTTCCTTATCAGTTCGTTTTCTAAGACCCATGAACCGGTAAACTAGCTTTAATGCTTCACCATTAATGCGTTCACCTTTACATAGCCTAGTCCAATTAACAATGGCCTTTAATGAATCATTCTGTAAAGGAGACTTCTTCATACTCTCAAACGGATAACCAGACTTCAAACAGGTTTCTTCAAGTTGTCTTGTGAGATAGGCGTTACGTGCGAGTAAGAGCCATTGTCCTTTGCTGAAGTCGACGGCATCTGGTGTAAAGTGCCAGTTAACGTTACCTTGTATCTCTGCTGGTTTGAATCGTTTGGGCACTCGGTTCTGGATACATGAGAGGAGATTAGTTGCCACCGCATGCACTGCCCTGGGCACCCGATAAGACTGATCGAGGATAACACGGCGTCCGGGTAGATGTATAAGTCTTTCAACATCGGCTCCGGCCCATCGATAGATAGCTTGATCGTCGTCACCTGCGACATATTTGTCCTCCACGTTAGTTGTTAATTTTTCAACGAAGTCCCACTGTAAGGCAGATAGATCTTGGGCTTCATCGACAAATACAGAATCTAGTTTAGGACTATGACCATGTTCTAACCACTGTTCTAACAGATCTGTAAAGTCGTGCAGCTTGTGGATCTTCTTGTATTGCTTCAAGGTCCGTGAAACCCGGTCTAGTTCGTTCCAATCAATCTCATCGTCGCCAGATTCCTCATAGATCTTTCGTAAAGGTTTACGCGTAATCCTAGCTAGATTGTCTAAGAAGAAATACCGGTCGCCAAGCGGCATCCCCTGTAATAGACCATCTTCATTGTTAAACGAACCACTGACCTCGATCCCTAGCTTTTCACCTAGTTCGGTATAGTTAGTACGTTGCAGCATGCCAGAGGGTTTCATCCCTAGTTGCATAAAGGCAAGACTATGAATGGTTCTGAAGTACGGCATATCATCAGCGGTAAAGCCAAACCGTTCGGCTGCCCTAGTCCTAGCTTCATTTGCTGCCTTACGCGTAAAGGCGATATACCCAATTCGATTAGGTGAGATACCGCGCTCTAAACGTTCTTCAATAAACCGCATACCAGTCGTGGTCTTGCCTGTGCCTGGTGGTCCGAAGACAATGGTCCACGTCAAAATACTTCCTCGTTCCCTTGAATCTCAGGCGTATCAAAGTTGCCATCGTGCTTCTCAAACTCACTGATTGCCCAGATGTTAATACCCTTTCCTTTGATATTAAAGAAGTGGTGCTCAGCTCCGTTCTCTCGTAAGATTGAAGTAACCTGGTGGACCTTGTAATCCCTAAAATGATGACGATCTAAGAACGCCATTAAGTCTGCCATCCTAAAGAAGTGCTTGCCTTCATCAGTCCATGGTTTACCAAGAAGGATCTCTTCTTTAACCTTGGCTTGTACCCTGCCAGTACAGAATCGTTCGATGTATTCAAACAGTTGTCCGACAGGCGAAGCATCTGGTGGTGCTTCAATGATGGTTAAGTTTTCTAATAGATGATTGACTAACTTAGTCCATGCAATGTCGTTCATCTTGGCTGGCAAGACGTTTAGACGTTCCATGCACTTGCGCTGGAACCTACGCTGATTATGTAAGTCGTCTGTTTCTAATTCTAAACGACCGCCGCCATCAACGTCGAGGAACCAGATGGGAGGAAGAGTGTTAAACTTAGTAAGACTATGTACAGCAGGCATATCAGTAGAAGTCCCGACACCAAACTTACGAAGCTTGCAAACAGCAGCATTGCAATAGGGTGCGACAGGAGGCTTGCTGCACGTGTACTGGTACTCTTTTCGTTTGGCTGACTTGATGACACCTTGCACCTCACTACTAGATAGGGGAGGATCCATCAAATCGATATTAAAACCTTCGAGCTGAGACTCCCAGTTGTCCGGACTTTTCTTCCTACAGTATACAGCAATATTGAATAGTCCGTTGTTTCTTGTCCCTTGTGGAAAACCTTTAGTAGATAGATGCTGCAAGCACGGTGGTCCGTCTTCAAACCCGGCCTTTACATTGATTACTAAATCATCTAGCTGTTTAGCGGTAAAGCGATTGGCCATTACCTTTTCAATAAAAGCTTCTGGCTTCATACCCTGGCACCATCTGGTTTCGCCAAAGTAAGGCATATTGATCCATTGACCGATATCCCCACGATCCGCGAGGATTTTGGTTTGCTTCGGAAAAATTTCGCAGCCACCAAAGCCCATGTAAGCTGCTAAGTCCTTTAATCGTTGCTGCATGATGCCAGCATCAACCCATTCAGAAGTAAATAGATACAAGTGGATTCCACCAGACTTACTAGCACAGGGGAATAACGGAACCTTTAGTTCTTGAATGGCAGCATTAATTTTAGGTAGGTCAATACTGCCGTCGTATGTGTCAATATCGATAGCACCAAACTTACACATTGACTGGTCGTTAATTGGAATAACGCCAAGTCCTTGTTTACCTTCAAGGTGTTGTAACCACAGATCTTTAGTGACTGGTTCACGAATTGTAGTAGCTTTGCCAGTTAACTTATTGTCCTGACGACTGCCCTTAATTACGTATGTCCCATGAGCCCGTGGTAACCCCTCGAAAATTTCCATGAAATTTTCTACAAGCATAAATAAACCAGGGATTGTGAGTCCCTGGCCCTCTGTTAAAAGTGTTGCACGGTTTCGGCTTGATCTTGCTCAGGGGCTGCGGTCTTCACAGTACCTGACGAGACTTGTTGGGCAAAGTCACGAGCAGCTTGATAAATACCGGCGTCAGTAACTGGACCGATTGTATCGATGGTCCAACCAAACCACGCACCTTTATCATTCTGTTCTTGAATGGTGCCTAACTTATACATATGACTAAACCTTGCAGGAGTAACCATGCCATTAGGACCTTGGACTTTTAAGTTGTTCATCAAGCTGTTCCATCGGCGATTCTTCTTCAGTTGCGTGCTTGACATCACAATCAAGCCTGGCTCAATTGAACCTGAATCAGATACCGATAGTACAAAATGATACGCTGTTTCAACTAACACGTTGCCAGTTGCTGTAGTCAATTTGCCATCAATATTTTTGGCAGTAGAAACTACGTCGCTGGTGATGGTGTGTTGGCCTACTAATCCGCCGCCACTTGCACGTGGGCGCCATTCAACAAACTCACGCTTGTATGCGCAAGGGATTACCTTAATCTCTTTATAAGATTGCTCGGTAACAGTATTAAAGATCATGCCAGCCTTGGCACCTTCAATTGTGTCACACTGAGGCGATAGTTTTTGTAGCACATTAAAGAATGGAATAGCCATATCTTGACTAGTCATATTCTCTAGACCCATACCAGCGTCTGCTGCAAAGTCAATCACCATCAAGGCACCACCTTGATCTTTAGGTTTGATATCATTTTTAGCCATCTGAGTTATCCTTTCTTGATGGAAGTTTTTTGCCCAATGTAAATACCTAACAGATCAAAGGGCAGATTTTGACCTGTCTCTACCTGTTCACGCACAAACGCTTTAAACGTCATTGGATGAACGCCGGTCTTGTCAGTAAAGGAAGTACCTACTTCGACTAAGTGAGCCTTGAATTCAGCTGCACTGCTGTCTTCACCTTTACCAAAGCTAACGGTCACGTCATTCTTAATCAGGTCTCCATGACCATGATCGCGAAGCCATGACATTGCTTCTTCATACTTTTCTTTTGGCGGATTTGCCTGGTAATATGGCTTGACAGTAACCTTGCTACCGTCTAGCAACTTAACCTCGGACAATCCACATTCAGCCAAAGCTTCGGGTAGATCCTTCTCAGAGACCTGAGTTAGTTCTTCTTTCTTAGCCTTAAGCTGATCTTCAAGATCAGTAAGTTCTTGCTCTAATTTAACTTGACGAGCTGCTAATTCGCCAACAATCTTTAGACTTTCGTCTGATGCAAAGTGTTCTTCAGAAGTCATCTTCTCTCCTCATTAAATCATATTCAACTACGTAATACCGCATCTCTTGCCGATCCCACTTTAATAGTTTCATACGACCGTTGTTTAACATACAAGCCACCGCTCCGGCAGCTGCTATGGCGGCAGGATCGCCAACCATTAACAAGTAATCATTGTCAGAAAACCTTGCAAGGCCACGTTTTAGGCGGCTGATGGTAGGTCCTGCTGAAAATGCTACGTTGCCCGGGGGTAACAAGATGCGTAAATCGCCATACTGCTCGGCTGGCAGCAGATTGATTCCACGTGCTTCTTGCACCACATATACTGTCATCATTTCTCCTTTCTGAATATTAGTATATCACATTATTGCCAATAACTTACAAAGTAAATATTAAATCTGCAATTGATTTCCATGCATACGGTTTTGTAAACACAAACGACTCCTCAAGATGGCTGAGATGCAGCTTACAGGACTTGCTTGTTACTCCTTCAATCTTATCCATATGGTTCAACAATTCTTCTCCAGTAAAAATTAGAATCTCGTCGCCGTAGCGGGTGACGAAAAAGATTCGGCCTTTTTCCGCAACGCGTCGTACACAGAATGCCACTTGTGAGGTTCTAAGAAAGATGTAATGTCCCTTAGCAACCTTAAGTTCAAGCCAAACTTCAACGCCCTTGTGACAGATGTTAACATCAGGTGTTCCTATGCCAGCTGTGTTTTCAATACGTGTAACGTGGCCAGGAAGATTCGTCTTCATCAGGGCCCAAAAGGTAGACTCTTTCATTTACTTTCTCCAAGGCAAGTCCATCAGCCCACACATTACTGTAAACGCTTTTTAGTGCGGGGTTTGCTGCGTCTTTAAAATTGTCATAGTCAATATTAGCAATCATCTGGATAATGACCGCTTGCACCTGACCACGAGGTAAACTAACACGCCAATGGTAATCAGCGTTTGGTGTATACTTAGGCAGCGAATGTGGAAATACCTTAGTGATATGCTCTGACTTACGAGCGCGCACTAATAAGAAACTCTTATCGTTTCGGTTTTCAACAATGCTTAACAAGCCTTCGGTGTGGAAGATCCACATATCAATTCTCCTTTATCTAATCTCACCCCAATTAGGTCCTATTTCTAAATCGACCTTTAATGGAACATTTATTTTAACACAGTTTTCCATAATCTCTTGAATCTTTTTGCCTTCATTACTGTCAGTGATACTGAAGTCTAGTTCATCATGGACTTGCAAGTGAGCAACATAACCTTCTTTATATAAGTCAACCATTGCCTTCTTAGTCATATCAGCAGCACCACCTTGAATGAGCGCATTCAATGACTTATGGACCATGGACCGTCTCAAGGGTCTACCAGCCCATACACGTTCAGCATCTTCCCTGGTCAATGGCTGTTCACGGTTTGGCCAAGTGTTTTGTGCATCAGCCGGTTCCCAAAGATTAAAGTGACGCTTACGACCTAGCAATGTCTTAATAAATCCCTTGTCAGCTACTGATTGGCTGCACTTGTGAGCAAGTTGCCTTACAAACGGAACACGTTGATGATACTGTTCAAACAAAGGTCTTGCCTCTTCATTACTTAAACCTAGTTGGGTAGCAAGCTTATACACACCCATGCCATAAAACATGCCTAAGTTAATCACCTTGGCTTGCTTACGTTTAATGCCTGCCATATCCGCAACCATTTGATGGAAGTCGGTGTCGCCAGTGTATTGCTGCACAGCTTCATCAGCACCTCGTAAACCTAACAAGTCCGCGTAATGCACAAGGACCCGGGGCTCTTGTTGGCTGTAGTCGCAGACTGCCCATTGTTTGCCTTCATCTGGCAAGAATAAACCGCGGATCAATGGACCCCAATGTTCGTCGCGTGCAGGTACTTGCTGCAAGTTAGGTGTGCTGCTGCTAAACCTACCAGACCTTGTACCGTCAGCGTCCTTACGAAGGGCGTGGAATTGACAATGGATCCTGCCTGATACATTCATCTTCAGTACCATGCCTTCAATAAAGTCACGACGCATCTTATTGATCTTGCGGTACTCAGCTACCTTCCTAGCGATGTCATGGTCTTGACTGAGTAACCAGTCGCCAGTAAAGCTAGGTGCACCCTTAGGTGTTCTTGGATACCAGATGTTTAGCTTATCAAAGGCCTTGCCAAGGTCATCAGCTGACCAAGGTTCTAACATAAACCCAGCGGTGTCTCGTAATTCGCCAAGCATCCTTGCTTCGTCTTTTAGATACTGATCATTGAGTTGTTCAGCACGATCAACGTCGACACGGACCCCTTTAAACCGCATGTCAAGCATAATTGGCACTAGGTCTGATTCAAGGGTAAAGATCTCCCATAGATCTTCTTGCTTTAAGATCTTCTCTTGGATTGCCCAAATCTTAAGTGGCAAGGCAGCATCAGCCTCGGCGTATGGACCTACAAATCTTGCGGGTAATTTCCATAGACCACTCTTAGGATCAACACCAAAAGCGCTTGCAGCTTGACGCAGCAAGGTCTCATCTTTATCGATGCCAAGATACTTCTTAGCTAACGCAGACAAGGAATAACTTACTTGGT